AGATACTACAGGATATGATAAGTTCCGTGCATATGTAATTGCTGGTACTGGTAGTAATGGTGGTGATGCTCCTGAAACTGGTACTAATGATGAAGATTTAGAACTTTACTATCGCGTTGGTGCTGGTGCTTGGACTTATGTTCAAGACCTTATCAGTGCTTCAAATGCTGCAAGTTTTGCTACTTGGACTGCAGTCGAAGCAAATCTTCCTGCTGCAGCAAAAGCGTCTAACGTATCATTCAAAATACAACAGACTTACTATGAAGATAGTGTTAGTTTCGATCATTATGGCATTAAGAGATTTGGTGTCATTGACAATAACAAAGAATTTGAAGGTATTGTCACAATCTCTGTTGCTAATGCAGTAGAAGAAACTGCATCTACTACGGATGCTGCAGCATCGTTCATAACACTTCGTGAAGTTAATAGTGTAACTATCACTAACCCTGGGCGTGGGTATGATCCAGCATCTCCTCCCACAGCAACATTTAGTGGAGGCAATCCTAGCACTCCTGCAACAATCACCAACATTAACGTTGTTCTAGATACTTCTAGATTTACCAATGGTGAGACCTTAACATCTAGTGGTGGTGGAACTGCTCAGGTTCTTGAAGATACTGGTAATGCAGTTTATATTGGTCCTATTACAGGAACAGTATTTGCTGATGCGGATACATTAACTGGTGGAACTAGTGGAGTTACTTCTACGATTCCTACAAGTGGTGTTGGAACGGTCTTTGATTACTACACTAATGTCGGTAATGTACTTACATTTAATGATGCTAGATTGATTCAATCCCCCATTGCATCCGAGTTCTCTGTAACTAATTTGTGGACTAATCCCGAAGCATTTGAAGTTAATTGGACTACTGTTGATTCTACATTTGCGGTCAACGATATTCTTGCTCCTGATGGAACACAAACGGCAGAAAAAATTATTGCTAGTGTTAGTGGAACTAATCATGGATTGATTAGAGATTATAGTCTTAATCAGTTTACGACTATGGACTCGGGTAATGTTACCTTTGATTCTGGTACAGATACTTTTGATGCAGGTTCAGTTAGTAACGAAGAAGACCAGACATTTACAAGTTCGGTATTTGTTAAATCTGCTGAATACAGTAGAGTTAGATTTGTAATTGCCTTGGATGAAGGACTATCAGGAGAACAAACTCTCTTCTTTGATGTCAATCTGGCAGATGGTTCTTTCGGATCTATTTTCCAAACTCAGGGTGGTTTGATTTCTTATGAAATGAATACTGTTCCTTTTGGTGATGGGTGGTATAGAATTTATGCAACACTAAGATTCTCCTTCGGATTTAGTACTCTGAGGACTAGGATTAGAATTAAAAATGAAAATAATCAATCCACTTTCAGTGGCGATGGAACTTCGGGCATTTATGTCTGGGGTGCTAAACTTAACAAGGGTGTATTTGATGCATATACTGCTGTTGGTGGAACATCATTCTTCTCCAATACTGAGTATAATGTCAAGTTGTTCGCTTTAGACTTACTAGAAGACTATATCGAAAGTGCTCTTGATGGTGCTCTTGCTACTCCAACTCCAAATGGTTCTTATGCATTCGATAATACTACTTGGAGATCTGCATATAATACTGATGAGATTCTTACGATTGTTAGAGAAAATGTTCAGTTCTATAGAAACCAATTAGGCAATTCCACATATTATGTGGACGTAACAGTCAATCCTGGTATTACTATCCCCACCAGAGAATATGGCATTACTTATGTACCTACAGGTGCTGGTGGTGGATTGAATACATCAGATTACTTCTATGGACAATTTAGCGATCAAAATGCTGAACTTGAATCTGTCGTTCTTAATGAAGCACAAATTGCTAAAGTTTATAAGAGATTCCGTATTGATGGAGACATCACTGATGGTCCTTACACGATGGGTGAATCTATTGTAAAACAAGGTGATTCTAATGTTACAGGTCTTGTCTATGGATTCCATGAAGATGAAAATTACAAGTATCTGGATGTAGAAATTACTGGCGGAACTTGGACTATCAATGATGTTATTCAGGGTGCTGCAAATACCACTATTGCAACATTAAGTGCAATTGAAAATAGACTTCATATCATTAAACTGAGAGGTGATTTTGCGAACGATATTCCTTTCTATGCGTACACCAGCGAGCAGTCTGCTTTACCTACAGCATTCTATAAAAATGAAGCGGCAGTTTTAGATAATCGTGGTGGTAAACTAACGGTTGATACTTCTACCTTAAATGGCACATTTGATAAAAACTCTGTTGTTTACTCTAGCAGCACTGAACTTTATATTGATGTTCAACAATATGAAGGACTCGACGTTAAGATCGGTGATAAAATTATCTCGGGCGGAAATATTCGCTATAGTTTCTCCACAAGTGTAGCAGACTTTACAGTCGGGCATTACATTTATAAACTGAATTCTGGTGGTGGTAGAGACACAAGTAAGAGAGCGATTATTACTGGTAAAGATACTGATAACGATTATCTATATGTTGCTCCTATTGACGGAACATTCGTTATCACTGATTCGGTTGGTGATTTTGGTGCCGCAGGTGGTGGTGCAAATACTATCGCCACGGGCACGATTAGTACTGCAATTACTACTACAGGAAGTGCAGCAGCACTCATTGGGAATATCGTTGCAGTTGGCGTTAATAAGAGACTTTATCTTACTAGTGTCATTGGAACTTGGGGAGTAAATGATTATGTTATTGGAAAGCAGAATTACAAATCTGTCATACTCGATAAAGTTATCTCACGCGCTCGCGTGAAGAGAGCATTCAGAGGATTTGATGGTATACAAACTACCTTCGACCTCTCTATCAATAATGGTACAGCATACCTGCCCGATCCTGCAGGACACATGCTTATCTTCGTCAACGGTATCCTACAACCTCCTGGTGCTGGTAATGCATATAATGCATTCTCTGATAAGATTCAATTCGCAGAGGCACCTGATCCAGGTTCAACATTTACTGGATTCTATGTTGGTAAATTGAGACAGTTGGATGATATTTCTTTCGAGTTTGATTCTTTACGTCAATCATTTAACCTGAAACGTGATGATGTTTTCTATTCGTTGACTCTTACTGAGGGCGTTCAGTCTACAACAATCAGACCTGAGAATAATATCATTGTCTCGCTCAATGGGGTTATTCAAGAACCAGGTGTTGGTTTTGAGATTGTTGGTTCGAGAATCATCTTCTCAGAGATTCCTAGAGTTGGTTCTAGTTTCGCTGCATTCTCATATGTTGGTTCTGAAGCAGACGTTGACGCTGCTGAGGTTGTTCCTCCTGTTGAACCTGGTGACTTCTTAGAGATTCAGGGTGAGACAGAAGACCGTGAGGTCGCTGTTATTGAATCTTCTAACTCTCTGATCACGTTTGATTATCTCGGTTCTGTCTTCGGTCAAAATGCTGATGCGACAGCAGTTCTTACTAGTGGATTTATCCAAAAAGTTAGCGTAACCTCACCTGGTTCTGCTTATACAAGTAGACCTGTTGTTAGGGTTGATTCTATCAGTGGATTTAATGCTGACATTCGTGCGATTGTTGGAATTAACACTGTTGAGGTTAATAATACTGGATCAGGATATAAAAATTCTACCATTGCGGTCGAAACCGAAGTGCCTGATGACTGGACTGCCCCCAATCTTGCAGACTACGGTGAAGAAACAGTTGACTATCTCTGATAAATAACTAAAAAACTAGCACGAAATGGCTAAACAAACTCTTGGATTAGGTGGCGCAGCGAATGACAGCACGGGGGATACCCTCCGTGTTGGTGGTGATAAAATTAATGATAATTTTGATGAAATTTATTCTACGCTCGGCAACGGTTCTGCCTTAGCACTGACCACAGCAAATGCTGCTAGTGGTCATGTATTAAAATATAATGGCAGCAGCTTTGTTTCTGCCGACTTTGCAGTGCTCACAACATCTCTAGATGTTGATATACATGGAATTATTTCTAGTGGCAATGGGAATATTCCAATTACTCCTAACGGAACAGGAGATGTAGTTATTACTGCTGGAGGAACCGTAACTACTTTTGAAGGTTCTGATGGCACCATTGACTTCCCTACGTCAATCAAGTATAAAAACGAATATACTTCAATTGGCAATGCACCTACTTCAGCAGCATATCCTGGGTATTTTTTCACTGTTGATGGTGATGATAATCCTTATGTGAATATGAATATTACTGCAGGTGGTGTTGGTGATACTCAGGCAGCACTTCTTACGCAGTACTCTAGTGTTAACGATCTTAATGATGTTGATACGACCACTACTGCCCCAACCAATGACCAAGTTTTAAAATGGAGTTCTAGTTCCAGTAAATGGTTGCCTCAGGATGACCAGTCTGGTCTAACCAATCTTAATTTATTCTCAACAATAGCAGCAGATACTGGAAGTACAACAGCAGATAGTTCTGCAGATACAGTAACAATTGCTGGTGGTAATAATATTACGACGGCAATCACTGGTGATACACTCACTATTGATTTTTCTGGTGTTGTTACCAGTACATTGTCGGGTATGACAGATACCGACTTTACTGGACTGACTCAAGGTGACAATTTGTTCTACAATGGAACATCTTGGGTAAGAACAGCAAGTCCTCTTACTTGGTGGGAAATTGGTTCTAGTGGTGCAAATGATTATACGTTTAGTGGTCCTGGTTTCCCTGTAACTGTAAATGACCCCACGATTTATGTTTATAGGGGTTTCACCTATGCTTTTGATAACACTTCAAATGGTGCTAGTCACCCATTTAGAATTCAATCTACAACTGGATTGAGTGGTAACCCGTATACCACTGGCCAATCAGGTAATGGTCAAACAGTTTTGTATTGGACTGTTCCTATGGATTCACCCAATACTCTTTATTATCAGTGTACAGTACACGCTGCTATGAACGGCACCATTATCGTAGTAAACTGAGGGTATAAATGGCAAGAACAGTTCCTGGATCAGGCGCACAAATTAAGCCTATCTTTGATAATTTATTCGGTGTTCGTGCTGTAGAAGTAATCAATCCTGGTATAGGATATGATCCTACAGATCCCCCTAGATTGACTATCACGGGTTGTGGCATTCCCGAAGCAGAAGCAATATTATATCCAATTATTGATTCTGATTCTGGTAAGATTATTCATATCAGAGTCTTAGAAAGAGGACGTGGATATGATCCTTTAAGATTGCAGATTGTTCCCACATCAGAATCTCTGGGTGTTATCAATTCTTTTGATATTAATAGGATTTGGCAAAACTATCCAAACTCTCTTACTTCAGGGACTTTTGAAGTTGATCCTGAGGGGAATTTAGTAGATAGACTTAGAATTGTTAGTGATAATGATCCAAAACCAGCAGACATTCTCACAGAAAGAGATGGGTCGGGTCTAATATTAGATAGAAATTTTGACCAAGTTTTCATCTATAGAGGTGGTAAACAGGTTCCTTTTGGACAGAATAGAACATTCCAAAAGAATAAATCACTTGGTATTATGGCAAATGGTGTATTCTTACACACACCAGAGTGGGGAGCAGCTGCTGGTGATGCCCCTATAGGATTTGAATTAGACACTGTACTAGAGTCTAATGTAAAGCAGTCTGATGTTTATGATGCAGTTATTGACAGCAATACATATTACTATCAATCTTCAAAATTAATAAATCATTTCAAGTTAAACCATAGTGTTCTTGACTGGGGTCTCCATAAAGTATTCACTTGGAAGTTGAAAGTCGAGTATGGAAATCTTTTAGTAGATATATCAGACTTAGATGAGACTATTGGTCTTGTAGAGGT